ACTTTGATTTGTCCAACTCCCTCACGCTCTCTAATTTCTCTAAACTATGCTTGATCGGAAATAATGGCTCGCCCTTTTCCCTTGGGTCTAGGTTGGTGAACTCACTATCCTTGATCGCCTCAAAGTTTATTTTGATAAAAACATCGTTGTCCAAAGTCTTTGCCAGTTCATCAATTGGAATACTGCCATCATAGGTCACAACCTTACCTGCCTTTTCTAGCCTCCCTACGGCATCATTCTCATCCCATCTGGTAAACACCATCAGCTCTTGACTATCGTTGTGTAAACGTGTCTTTAAAACGGTTAAATACCATTCCCATACTCTTTGTGATACCGTTGGTGATGTTGCCTCCTGATAATCCTTATACAAATCATCCATGATGGCAATATCAACCGTATTACCAGTCAAACCGCCACCAACTCCCACCGCCTTGAAATATCCTCTATGCCCCACGATCTCAAACTCCTCTGTATTCCGCAGATGGTTTTCAGATTTAGCGACCACGCTTGATTGATTCAATGTAACATCGGGGAATACATCAAAATACTTCTTTGAATCTATTATCCTTTGAACGTCCCTGTTAAACTTACTAGCAAAGGTCTGACCATAACTTATCAGCGTGATCTTAGCATTGGGGTTCAAGCCAAATATAAACGCAGGGAGCATCCTTGAACTGCCCTCAGACTTCCCGTGTTGAGGTGGTACGGTTACAATCAATCTTTTTATCCTGCCATAAGCAAACGCCTCTAAAATCTTATAGTATTTATCATGAAAATCAGAGCCGATAAAATCATGGTGCATAAACTTTGTGAACGCATAAAAATCATTCTTTGAATCCTTTACGCCCTGACTATGAACTAACGCCTCAAGCTCTAAAACTTCCTCACTACTTAGATTCATTTTTTGAAAAATTATCCAATAGGCAAAAATCAATTATCGGTTTTCTTGCTTCCCTGTCCTTTTCATCTATTGGTCTGCCATTAGCCTGTTCGACTTTTGCTATTATTTCCACGCTTTTAAGATTGTACTCGTCAATTAAATTATCATGCTTACCCCCCCTGCTTGCTGTTAAAATTAGATTGCTGGGTATTTTATCTAATCTGTTGACCCAATAATTAAGGCTTTTCGTGTACGCCCAAAACTCAACACCCTTATGCTCCGAGCAAAGTTTTATCCACATATCAAAATACTCCTGAGAATAAAAATCACCGCTCATGTGTATCCTAATATGTTTTGCCTTTTCTGGTATTTCGGGAACGCCACCCCCTCTTAAAAAGTCAAAGTTTTTCCACCTATGTTCACGAACCGCTGGAAATCGCTCTTGCATAGCTGAATAACATCTATAAGCGTTACTTTTGTTGTCAAACTTACCTGTTTTTCTGTCTACTTTTACCAAACATTCTAAAGCAAATGGGCAGCTAAATCCACTAGGTAGATTCCATTCATAAACCACCCCATCATAGTATTTTGTTTTTCTCAGGAATTTCATTTTTGTTGGTTGTTTTTTAGGTTGTCAAGTCTTTCCTTTATGTAATTCGCTTTCTCGTTCTCCCTGATCTTCTGTTTGCTCCCTCTCGGGTTGGCTATCATTATGGACTGAATCAAATCAAAATACAAATGATTTAGGCTGAGGTGATCCATCGCATCAATTATTTTCTTCTCTCGCTCTCCCATTAATTCAAATGTTCTATACAATACGGGATAAACTCAGAAACCGCGTCGATGTATTCCCCCGTAGGAACATCAAACGCCTCAACCAAAACTTCCCCCTCAGCGCCAAACGCAACCAGTGACAAGGTGTAAAGACTCGCCTCATAGTCTGATTCATAATAAGATGAAACCCCGTTATAAGTCACCCTAACCACCGCCATCCATTTTCTTTCTTAGTACCTCAATTCTTCGATCCCTCTCCTCGTCGGTCATTTCAACCTCCGTATTAACATTGAGATTCCTGCTCTCGACGTATTGTTGATTCAATGACCTTCTCTCCTCATCCGTGCAGATCATACGATACAACGCGAGTAATTCACTCGCCTTGCTTCCCTTGTAAAGTTTAGACCTGATTCCAGATTTGATTTTGATTTTGTTTTCACCAAGTTTCCTCTTTAGGGTTTCCGCTTCCTCCGAATCAGCAGGAAAAAACTCATAGAAAGTAGTTTCGCTACAATCAATATAAGCGACAACATCTTGGATGAAAAAGAGGTTATTTTTATCAATAGCCTCCTCGGCCTGTTTAAATATTTTTTTTCTATCGTATGCCATTACTCTTTTTTATGTTCTGGTAAAGCCAATGAGTCTGGCCTGTATATTGGCTGAGACTCGCACCTAGGCTCAAATGTCGCGAATGCCTCATCCTGCTTAACCCTTAAAAACTCCCCCTTTTTTATGCCCATGAGGTCTTCCCGAAGAAGGGCGATGCCAATATCCTGCATCACATCCCTCCATAATTGCCCCGCCCCATCGGTGGGGTTAATGGACAGGTACCTCTCTGGCGTAAATATTATTTTTTGCCTACTTATATCCCCCCTGTCAACCCCCGAGTTTAGCCAGTAGGTTGTACCCCCTATCATGAAGTCCTTAAACCTTAACGCCCACTCCATACTGCTCCTCCCCCTGTGCCTCGGAAGGATGCTTGGGTGAAAGCCTATCCACCCGTGCTTGGTCATTGCCCTAAGCCCCGAGCCTATGAAGTCGTGGGAGTGCGCGGTTATCCCAAGATCAACGCCATCGGGCATTGTCCTGACATTTAGAGACCCCGATGGTATAATTTTGCACCCGCTTATGGATGCCTTTTTGCCTATGTACTTATCTCCTATTGGGCAGCAGACCGCAACGACCTCAATATCAAGCTCCTCGCAAAGCCTAAACACGTTCTCGGCAAAGTATTTTTGGCCGCTTATTACGACCCTCATCTTGAACCCACGTATTTGAACCCCTGCACCGCCCGAAAATGGCCGCCAGATGATTTCCCATGCTTTCCCTTTTTGCCCGTATGGCCCGTTATTGCGGATTTTTTCTTTACGCTCATGTATTTATCGGTGCTTCCAAGTTGCCTAGATTTCAATATCCACCTCTTTGAGTAATTCAGATACCCTATCAGCTGCGGATGCGATGTGTGGAACATGGTGGGGAACTTCTTGCCCTTTAGCCCAAGCCCCCTCTTGTGAAACTCGCAGACGTATTCCAAAAATTTCGTCCCGACGCCCGCCCCCTGCCACTCGGGCATGACCACCAATCTTGTCCCCCTGTATAACCTTGATTGAAATGATGGCGCAACCGCCATGTGGCAGGCGAGCGCGCCATCAACCACGCCTATGAAATACTGCGCCCCAACGGGGTATGGCAGATCTAGATAATAATGGTATTTAAAATGTCGCCAGTAATCGCGACTGACCCTGTATATTTCGAGTTCAAATTTGGGTCTTTCTCCGAACTCGCCCCTTTTTTTGTTTCTCCCGTTGCCGTATCGAAATACCAATCAGGTTGTAGCCACTCTATTATATCATAATGACACGAAAGCAGCACTATCCTCCTTTTTTTCTTTTGCCTCCTCCATGATTTCTGGAACGCCTGCGCCCCTATTTTTGCTATCTGCCTATCTATAACGGATGTAAACTCATCAACTATTACATCAGTTTCGTCCGACATCAATAGCCTCGTAAGACCCGCCCTAAATTGCTGCCCGTTGGACAATGCGCTGAACGGTCTTAGCCAGCTGGGGACATCCCCAAGCCCAACGGATGAAAGAGAGCCAGTTACATCATTAAAGTCTGCGCCCTCCCCTATCTCGTCAATTATTGGCTTCGAGCTATCCCACCCATCATAAAGGTCAACGATCCTACCGCCACCAAAAAGCTCACGCCCTATTGATGTCTTTCCAGTACCAGACGCACCAACAATTAAGCCTATTTCCCAATCATCGCCACAATTTATTTCCGCATCCAGATTGAACTCGCTCCCCGTTTCCGCATTAAAAAGGGATTTCACCCTTTGCGACCTGTACGAGTCGAAGTCCTTGGTCTTATTCCTTACCCTTATTTTCATAATCAAGTGTTTATAACTCTGGTTTTAAATCCCCTCCCCATCATCTCCTCGTGCATTTTCATCTGTTCCCTTTCCCCAGAGCAAATAATGACCAAGCCCCACTCATTCACCTCATCAATAATTCCGCTATCCGAAAAATCGCCCTCATCATCGCTAATAATATCCTCCTCATCATCTTGCCAAACCTCCAAACCCCAATCAGGCAGATCCGCGGCATCCCAATCATTAGCAAGAGCATCCCAATCCCATTCACCAAAACTCACATTATCCTTGATGATGAACTCTTTTTTTTGCTCCTCTGTAAGGTTCTCCGCCTTTACAACTGGCACTTCCTTGAGCTTTAGATCCTGACAAGCTCTGTACCGCATATTCCCCCCGAGGATCATCATGTTTTCATCCACAACGATTGGTCGGAGTTCCATCATTTGCGGAAACTCATCAATGCTCTTTTTTAACTTTTGGAATTTATCGTCTTTTAAGACTCTTGGGTTGTCTGGGTTCGGCTTAACTTTGCCGATTTTGGTTATTTCGATTTTCATTGTAAACATCTTTTACTAATACTTTTGGCATCCGCCTTGGTTATTAAGGAAAGAGGATGACTACTAACAGGCGCGTTCATCATCCTCTAAACAAAACAACCACTTCAAATATAGTTAAAAGCTATTCAATATCAAACCCTAGCAGGTGGGCAGGGTGTTAATACTTTTTGCCATGATATTACATTTATAGCAGGGCTTAGATTTGTGTATGTAAACTGCCCTCTCTCAAACGTGGCTATATTAACATCATATCCGTATTCAG